CTAACGCTGATGTCATCTCAAAGAACATCATTCCATCGGGCACTGCAACCCTTACAGGCGCATCGACTTATGTCGGCAACAGCGCAGTAGAATCAGCAGTCACAGTAGTTTCAGTAGAAATCTTTCAAAGTCGTACTGCTCCGGGTGGACAGATCGAGGGCGTGGACTTTAGCCCGTCACCATTCCGCATGGGCCGATCACTTTACAATCGTGTCTCTGGCCTTCTAGGTAGTTTGGTAGATGTTGGAAGTATTGCCCAATGACAATACTCAGCCAAGTACGCCAACCTTTAGCAACAGCCCTAGCATCCGTCTCAGCTAATATCTTTGCTTATGTTCCAGAGACTATTCCTGCTCCAGCGGTAGTTATAGTTCCAGATTCACCTTATCTAGAATTCTTGACAATCGGCAGCAATGCCACATTCAAGTCAAAGATCAATTTAACGATCACATGCTGCGTTGCATACAACAGCAATCCAGCCAGCCTCGATAACCTAGAGCAACTAATAACAAGTGTAGTCAGCCTGATCCCAGCAGGGTATGAGCTGACTGCGGTCGATAGACCAACCGTAACTACTGTAGGGGCAGGACAACTGCTCGTAGCCGACATTCGTGTCGCTACTTACTACACCCAATCATAAGGAGCACAAGTGGCAACAACAGTAATCACAGGGCGCGACTTAGCCTTGACTATCGACTCAAAAAGTTACGATGCTCAAGCCCTAAGCGTTAGCCTAGAAACAACTTTAGATCGTCAGGCATACGAGACCCTAGATGGTCGAGTATTTAAGACAGTCGATACCGATGCAACAATGACTATGGAACTTCTAGCAGACTGGGGCGCATCAGCTGGCGTTGGTACATTCTCAATCTGTGAGCTTCTATGGGCAGCAGCATCAGCATCACCAGATACATCATTGGCTTATACATTTACAGCAGCAACAGGCGCAGTCTTTACAGGTAATCTTTACCCATCATTCCCAACAGCCAATGGTGCTGGCAAGGATGCTCAGACTGTATCCTTTACCTTGCAGTGCACAGCCAAGCCAACATTAACAATTAGTTAATCATTAACAAACGGGAGCAATAATGAAACTACCAATCACAATTACATACAACTCTGGCGAAGAGCAACTATTCGTGGCTCAGCCACCAGAGTGGGCTAAATGGGAAAAGCACACTGGAAAGTCTGCGGTTCACTGGAGCGAAGTAGGTGGAGTCTGGGACATCATGTTCTTGGCTTGGAATACTTTGAAGCGTGAGTCCGGTGGACAACCAGTCAAACCTTTCGAGGCTTGGATGGATACAGTGGCAGACTTTGAAGTGGGTTCATCAAACCCAAAAGCCATGAGCCAGGAAGCATCAGCAGACTCCTAATCGAGGTGGCAATAGCCACAGGGATTCCAATGAGCGAATGGCTGGATGCAGAGGATTTATTAACAGCGATTGAAGTGGTGAAGGAGCGAAATGGCAACTGAGACAATCAGTTATGATCGCTCCGAACTTCGATCGATCATCAAAGCATTTAAGGCTATGGATGAACAAGCTGCTGAAGAAGCCAAGAAGCAATCATCTGCACTGGCAGAATATGCTGGAGCAAAGATTAAAGAGAAGGCTGCTACTCGTACAGTCTCACCTATTGCAGCTCAGAGAATTGCAGATGGCGTAAAGATTTCTAAGTCATCTAAGGTAGGCGAGTTCTCCTATGGCTTTGCTTCTCAAAAGTTCTCAGGTGGTGGAGATACACGCGTTCTTCTCTATGGTATGGAATTTGGATCAAATAGATTTCACCAGTTCCCAAAGAGAACTCCGGTCAAAGGTAAAGGCAGTGCTGGATATTTTATCTATCCAACCCTTCGTGAGATTCAACCAGAACTGGTTAGACAATGGGAAGAAGCGTTTGATCGCATCCTAAAGGAGTATAACTAATGGCTGGTAATAGAACCCTCAAACTATCCATCCTTGGCGATGTTGATGATCTAAAGAAGAAGCTAAATCAAGGCGCAGATGATGTTGATGGCTTTGGCGGTAAGTTAGAAAAGTTTGGCAAGATAGCAGGAGCAGCATTCTTAGCAGCAGGAGTAGCAGCAGCAGCTTATGCTGGCAAGTTAGCCATAGATGGCGTTAAGTCTGCTATCGAAGATGAAGCAGCCCAAGCCAAGTTAGCACTTACTCTAAAGAATGTTGCTGGCGCGACGGATGAAGCAATCGCCAGAACTGAAACATGGATTACAAACATGGGTATCGCCTTTGGCGTATCCGATGAAGAATTAAGACCATCGATAGAGAGACTGACTCGCGCCACTGGCTCATTAGAAGAAGCGCAAAGATTATCTACTCTTGCTTTAGATATCAGTGCTGGCTCCGGTAAGTCCTTAGAGGCAGTATCTAATGCGCTGGGCAAGGCTTACGAAGGCAACACAACATCTCTGCTTAAATTGGGTATTGGTTTAGATAAAACCCAATTAAAGTCTATGACTCTGGATGAAATCACTGCCAAATTAGCTGACACCTTTGGTGGGCAAGCTGCTGCCAAGGCAGACACATTTTCAGGCAAGATGGAAAGACTGAAACTAGGACTCTCAGAAGCTCAAGAGACTATCGGTTCTTTCATTCTTACTGCATTGACTCCAATGGTTGAAAGTATAACCACTACAGTATTGCCAGTTTTAAGAGAATTCATTAATGGCTTTTCAGGTAATGATGGATTGAAGGTAGCTTTTATTGAATACATCAATTTAGTTAAATCCATAGTTATTCCTATTTTTCAAGGGTTAAAATCTGCATTCAATTCAGTTAAAGATGCTGTAATGAGTAACAAGGAAAGTTTTCAAGCATTATTAGACTTTGCTAAGATTTTGGCTCCTTACTTTGGTGGAGCATTAAAGATAGCAATCACTGGTATCGGTAAGGCTCTGTCAGTAGTTGTAAACATTGTTGCAGATGTCATTGATGGCTTTAGACTTTTGATCTCAGTAGGTAGCAAGGTTGGTAACTTCATAGGCAACCTAAACCCATTTGGCGGTGGCAAGGCTGTAGGTGGCCCAGTATCTATGGGCAAGACTTATCTCGTCGGCGAGAAGGGCCCAGAACTATTCTCACCATCTAGCAACGGTAACATCATCCCTAATAACAAATTAGGTGGTACAAGTTCCGGTACAACTATTAACATCTCAGTGTCCGGTGCTATCGATCCAGCCTCTACAGCTAGACAGATCGCTAACCTTCTAAAGAATGAAGCGAGCACATCTGGATCATTTATTAACTTAGGGCAGAGTGTCTTTGCATAATGACATGGGATCCTAATTGCACAGTAACTGTTGATGGGGTTGATTTCTCTTCTAAGACAATCAATACGGTCAGCGTTAGTTATGGCAGATCGTCATACTGGGAACAGGCCAGATCGGCAATCGCATCAATCCAGATAGTTAATTGGGACAATACCGATTATGGCTTTGAAATCAATGACTCAATCGTTATCAAGGTTGATAATGCTTCTGCTGTGGCTCGGACTGTATTTACTGGCAAACTGACAAATGTTTCAACCAGTATGGCAGCAGTCGGATCAGTTAAAGAAATTTCAGTAATTACAATTTCAGCAGTAGGGCCATTTGCTCAGATGTCTCGAAAGATCATTGGTGGCTCTGGATACTCACGCGAGATGGATTCTGTTCGTATGAGCAATATCCTTACTGACTCAGGTATCACCATCGATACAGTCGATTCACCTGGTATCTATGAATTTGATGCAGCAGCTAATAACTCAACCGATTCTTATCAATGGGCTACTAAATATGCCAGCATGGCTAACGGTTATATTTATGAGACTGTAGATGGCAAAGTCGGATTTGCCAATGAGTCCAGAAGAACTACTGCAGTCACAGCTAGTGGATACATGGCAATCCCAGAGAACTACATCCTATGGCGATCAGTATCCTCTTCTAAAGGCTTACAAGACATCCTGAACTCGATTTCATTGACTTATGGATCGGGCACTAAGACATCAACCGATGCCACTTCTATTAGCCTTTATGGCCTTCTAGGGGCATCTATCCAGACTGAGTTACATCACGCAGCTGAAGCACAAGAACTTGCTGACAAGTATGTTGCTCTTA